ATTCGAGATATACGAAGGCGATAGCAGGCTAAATGAATTACTGAAATACCCGAATAGTGAAGATACATGGAGCGATATTATAGAACAATGGGTAGGGTTTAAGAAGATAACAGGCAATGCTTTCATGTATGCAAAACAGGTCGGGGAGGAATCAGTAAACAGGGGCAAGCCGTTAGAACTTTATATGCTGCCATCCCAATACATGGCAATCAAAGTAGATATTGAGCAATTCCCACCAAAGAAGGTAGCCTATCAGTTATACTATGGGCAGTATATTCCATTCAATACTATTGAGATTCTGCATGATAAATACTTCAACCCCGAATGGAATGCGACCGGTGGGCAGTTGTACGGATTATCACCGCTTAGGGCAGCATCTAAGGTGCTGACACGTTCTAATGCAAGTAAGGAAGCATCTGTTGCGATGTTCGATAATATGGGGCCGTTAGGGGTGTTGTACATGGATGACCAACGCTTTGACCCGCTATCCGGCAGCGAACAAGCACAGGCACTAAAGATGCAAATATCAGCCAACACAGGAGCCGCAAAGCATGGAAGCGCAGCCGTATCGGGTTATAAAGTAGGATGGGCGCAGATTGGACTTCCTGCAAAGGACTTGCAACTGATTGAAGCCGAGAAATGGGATAAAGAAGCCCTATGTTCAATCTACGGTGTACCTCCGGTGTTGTTAGGCAATACCGATGCTGCTACCTACAACAATATGAAAGAAGCGGAGAAATCACTAACCATACGGGCGGTACTTCCCGAACTAACTGCCATACGTGATAACATTAACCGCAAGATGCAGACCGATTGGGGGTATAAGGGGTCGGATATATTCGTTGACTTTGACATGAGCATCTATTCCGAACTTGAAGCCAACAGAGCAGAGCAAAGTACTTGGTTAAATACTGCATGGTGGCTGACACCGGAGCAGAAACTAAAGATTCAAGGACTTGCACCCGATCCGAATGTACCGATTGAAGATTATCAAAAGTTGTATATTCCGCAAGGTTTGACACCCGTTGATGATTTCACCAACCTTCCTTTGAATGTACCGCCAACTCTATAACGCATATCGCAAACGATACAGGGTACTTATCAAGCGTGAGTTGGATAAGCAATGTATGGCACTACTCAAAGGTGAACAGCCGGATGAGGAAAAGTTAAAGCAGCACATTCGCAAACTGCACTACGATGCCGGGATAACGATGGCGAAGTATAACTATGACAAAATTCGCAAGTCGGCAGGTATCAAGGATTCCATGACACCTGAACAAAGATGGGCGGCAGTTATAAAACTATTTCTCGAACAGGGGTTGACAAGTTTAGTCAACGGCATTACATCTACTACAAAGGAAACTATCCGAAAGGTATTAATACAGGGTATGCAAGAGGGTTGGAGTATTATCCAAATGATGAAAGAGATTGAGAAATTAGGTATCAATGTTTACAGGGCTGAACTTATCGCACGTACTGAAACAACAAGAGCAGCTAATCAAGGTGCAATGCTTGGGGCGGTATCAACTGGGTTACTAACCGTTAAAGAATGGATTGCAATAACGGATGATAGAACACGTAGAATACCACGCAATGATTATGACCATTTGCACATGGATGGAAAGACTACACGAATTGATGAGCCGTTTACCGTACCCGGTTTACGCAGCATAGATATTATGGAGTTCCCCGGTGACCCGAATGGCAGCGCAGGTAACGTGTGTAATTGTAGATGCACGGTAGGATTCGAAGTAGTAAGAGATAGTAATGGGAAACCTGTTGACATACAGGGTGGGTTACGTGGGCCGGCGGGTGATATGTTGAACCTATGGAATAACACCTTATTTTTGCAATTACAAACTTTGATAAATGAAGCATTACCAGGTTAAAGATATTAGCAACGGCATAGAGGATATGGATATTCGTTCACGTAACGTGAAAACGGTATGGGCTATGTGCGGCAATGTGGATTTGGATAACGATGTGATAGTACCCGAAGCATTTACTAAGACTATACAGGAACGTGGGCCGCTTGGAAAAAATCTGATATGGTCTTTAGTTGACCATAAAAGTTCAATGAAGTACGCACTCGGTAAGCCGAAAGAATTATACGTGGAAGGGAATGCACTTATTGCCGTTACTGAAATTATAGAAACGGAAATGGGTGAAGATATGCTGAAACTTTATGAGGCTAATCTAATCAATCAGCACTCAATTGGATTCAGCACTATCAAATCCGAAATGGATAATTCTACTGGCATCCGCACAATTAAAGAATTGATGTTATACGAAGGTAGTGCGGTACTATGGGCAGCCAACCCCGAAACGCCCACGTTAGCCATGTACAAAGGAATGGAGCAAGCAGAGGTACAGGAAACGCTTAACGGTAGATTAGAAAAGCTACTAAAGGCGTTCAAGCATGGCACATTTACAGATGAAACTTTCTCCTTATTGGAGATAGAAATAAAACAAATACAGAAAGCAATTTCAGACATTACCACTCAACCCGCAGCGAAAGCAGTCGAGCCGGATACGAACGCAGTTGTATTTGAAGCACTCAAACAATTTAATCACTCGTTAAAATCATTCAAATGACAAACGAACAAATCGCTGCGGAGGTAAAATCCATTGGAGATAATCTTACGCAAGTGTTGGCAAATTCTGCCAATGCAAAAACTGATGCGGCCGAGGCTAAATCAGTAGTTACCGAACTTAAGAGCAAATTGGATTCAGTAGTATCTGCTGCTGACCTTGCCGAGTTCAAAGGAGTTATGCAAAATCAATTTGATGCCCTTACCACTAAGGTAAAAGCCGGCAATCCTGATTCTGCAAAAAGTTTCAATGAAGTATTATCCGAGAAATTAGAAGGCCGTAACATCGAAGCCGAAATCAAAAAGAATGGTCGTGTTTTGATTGAGATGCCCGAAGTGAAGACTATCACTTTGGCCACTAACCTTTCCGGTGATAGCGTTGCTACTTACAATAGCCGCCAAGCTACCCAACCTGCGCAGTTGGTAAATATGCGTGATTTCGTTCCAACCGTTCAAAGCCCTACAGGTTTGTATGTAACCTATCGTGAGGCTACTGGTAATGCGAACAACATCGCTGCACAACTTGAAGGTTCATTAAAGCAAGAGAACAACTATTCTCTGACCGAGGTAAAAACTGTTAATCAGTTTATTGCCGGATTCACCAAGTTTAGCCGTCAGATGCTTGCTTCTTTGCCATTCATGAGCCAAACGTTACCACGTTTGTTGACTCGTGATTTCTTCAAGGCAGAGAACGCTTCTTTCTTCTCAAGCGTATCAGGTGCTTCAACTGGTGTAACTACCACTTCTGCATCTACCAACCTCGGAGATTTGATTCAGTTGATTGGTAATCAGCGTGCTGCTGATTTCAGTCCTTCTGTAATCTTCGTGAGCAATGCACAATACAGCACTTTGCTAATTGAATCTTTCACCAATGGTTACTACTTGGGTGCAGGTTCTCTCGGTATCGGTGCTAACGGTGCTTTGAATCTTGTTGGCGTGCCTATCGTTGGCGTTAACTGGATTCCTACCAACCGTGCTTTGGTACTTGACAACTCATTTATTGAGCGTGTAGAGGTTAACGGTTTGAACATTGAGTTATCTTACGAAGATCAAAACAACTTCGTAACTAACATGGTTACTGCAAGAATCGAATGTTATGAGGCTATCAACTTGATGCTTCCTAACTCTTCTATTTACGCTACTATCTAAATTTAGTGGGGAGGGGTAAAATCCTCCCCATTATTTTTCCCCCATGAAACATATTTCTAAGCGTGAGCGAAAACACCCCACCAAAAAGACTACGCATATTGTGGCACGTACAGAGCTACTTGCCAATGGCAAAATCTGGATCCGAATGGAACGCCCACAACATCAACAAATGGCTGATGAGCAGAGGCCACCGGGTAAAGGTGATGACCTCAAAGATGAACAATGAGAATTACGAATACGATGGAATCCACGTATTCAACCGCTCAAATGATTGGTACTTCCATCATGAATGGGCTGATATAATCTTTACACAATTAGACTTCGCAGGTGATGTAGCTATTGACTGCAAAAGCACAAAGAAGCCGGCCGTTTGGTTTGCACATAATACTTTCATGTATTCATCCGTTAGAACACACAGGGAGTTGAATGTAGTGTATAATTCGTACTGGAATAGTGAGGAATGCAAGTATGCTAACAACGGATTCGTACTGCAACCACCTGTTGACATTAACCATTACAGGGGTGAGAAAGGGGATAAGATAACCCTAATCAATCTCAATCATAACAAAGGTGCTGAAATGTTCTACCGGATTGCCGAAGCTATGCCGGATAAGCAATTCTTAGCCATACAAGGCGGGTACGGGCAACAGATATACAAAGAGTTACCGAATGTAGAATACATGGCTAATCAGTCGGATATTCGAATCGCATATCGCAAAACGAGAATACTACTCATGCCATCGCACTACGAATCATGGGGGCGTACGGCAACGGAGGCAATGGCATCAGGTATCCCAGTTATTTGTACTAATCTCCCTGGGCTGCGTGAGAATTGTGGGGATGCTGCAACCTACTGCAAACAGGACAGATTAGATGAGTGGGTGGCAGCCATACGAAATGTGGAGGAAAACTACGAAATTTGCAGTAATAAGGCATTTGCAAGGGCAGAACAATTGCAGCCGGAAAACAATCTAATAAAATTCGAGCAATGGGTAACTACTCTTACATAATTGATTCTAACATCACGGAGGTAAGCTATGCCGAACCCGTAACGCTGGCAGAGGCGAAATTATACATTCGTGTTTCGCATACTTCCGAAGATGCGCAAATATCGGAAATGATACGTGCTGCCCGAATGATAATTGAGAAAGCCACAGGGCTATCCCTTATCACTAAGCAAGCAGAGGTATGGTTCTGCAACAAAGGTGGATGGTTTCAGTTCCCACACGGCCCGATAACTTCATCTATTACCCTGTATGATGTAACCACAGGCACCGAATTAACGGATAAAACTATCATGGGGGGCAAACATCCGGTTATTACTTTCCCTGCTATTGATAAAATGCGGGCGGTGTATAATGTTGGATTCACCGCATTACCTAATCCTTTGAAAACGGCAATACTTGACCAGGTGAATCACTTGTACGAGAATAGAGGGGCGTTCGATGAAACGATGGGGGTTTGTCAGAAGGCATGGCGCACTTGTCAGATGTACTCTAAAACATCACCAATCCTATGAGAATAAAAGGAAATAGCCCAAGATTTCTATCGGCTGAATTACTCATTGAGCCTATGGTATTAATGGTGCCTACGACCACAACCGATAGTGAGGGGGGCTTTACGGTTACCTATGCGGCAGGCAGTACGATCTGGGGAATGTATGTGCCATTAGGGCAAGACCGACAACTATTATCAGCGGAGGTAACTTTCACCGATTCGGCACGGGTGTATATCCGCTACCCCCTCACCTTCGATAACACGTATAAGATACAGATTAATGGGTTTGATTATACAATCCATTCTATAACGGATATGGAGAATAGGAAGGAATATTACGAAATAACAATATTTAGATAATGGCTAAGGTAGAACTCGACTTATTGGGTGGCAAGGCGGTGAGGCGAATGTTTGCAATAGCAGCCGAAAAGGTAGGCCCGCAACTTGCAAAGGAAATGAATGCCTCTGCTTTAACGATTGAGAAAGATGCAAAGCGGTTAGCACCTGCGAACTTTGGGAAGTTACGCCAATCCATAAAGCACAATATTGGTGAGCCGTTAATGAAATCGGTATATTCAGAATTAGGTTATGCGCCCTATGTAGAGTTTGGCACGAAATCTAAAGCAATGACAAACCCAATCCATAAAGGGTTTTCAGCATATGCCGCACAATTTAAGGGGAAGGGTGAGGGTGATTATGGAGATTTGATATTATCACTTCTTTATTATGTAAAGCGTAAAAAGTTAGCCGGAACATACAAAGTAAAATCAAAGAGAAGGGTAGGGAATGCTAATCAAAGGTTAGATGAGGATTTGAGAGTGGCAGAACGCATGGCATACTTTATACTGAAAAACGGAATTAAGCCACAACCTTTTCTTATACCTGCCTACCTCAATGAAAAGCCGAAACTTATTAAACGAATAGTAGAATTATTGAAGTTCAAATGATAATGAAAAACCCCGCCATAGAGATAAAGAAGTGGTTAGTTGCCCGCCTACAGGCATACGCCTACATTGATGTGTACGATGGCATGACCCCAACGGATGCGGATGGGGAGTACATTGTTATCAGTTCCCGAACTGCGAACCAGGGGGAAGGTAAAGATTGTTTCCAATTTGAGGTATCCGCAAATGTGGATATAGTAACTACGGGCAGCAATTTCGGATTCAAACGAGCAGAGCAAATAGCAGAGTTGGTTGTGGGCGGTATCAATTCAGACACGGTGGTAACCCTTCCCATTGGTTGGGATTGTAAAAACGTGGTATGTGAATCCATCAACAACTTAGAGGACTTAGACCCTTCGGAAAATACTTTTCGTGTGATTATTCGTTATACCTTTGTAGTAACTCAAACAATATAAAATGGCATACACTTTCGTAAACGGCAGAGATATAATTCTGCAAATTGACTGGGATAATAACACTACGTTTCTCCCTGTTGCGTGTTTAACTTCTGTATCAATGGATGTAAAAAGAGATGCCATTGATGCTGATTCTAAATGTGGCGACCAACAATTACCTGGTGATAGCGTTATGCAGACCATTTCGGTTAGCGGTAATGCAATCGACCAAACAGGTACAATCGATAAAGAAAGCTACGAGCGATTGTATTCTTTGGTAGGTAGCAAGGCAGTAGTAGCTGCTAAATTCGGCCCTGCATCTCCTGTATCCGGCGACATCGTTTATACTGGTAATATATTTGTTACCTCTATAAAATTGGATGCAAAAGACAAAGACTTGATGAAGTTCGATGCAGAGTTTGGTGTGCAAAGTGCGCCAATGACCCAAACTAAAACGTACTAATTTATGACGCCATACGAATTGAATATTTCGGGGGGTGTTGTAAAATTGGAATGGGGTACATGGGCGATGCACCGCTACTGCGAACTGAATGGGGATATTCCTATCAGCAAGTTGTTAAGCCTGTATAACGGTGAGGTG